TGTTGCTTTTGCACAAGTTTTTCAATGTCGGCTAGGTCTTTTAATAACGGACCCATACCAATTACATTACGAAAATTTACTTTATCTTCAATTCTTGAGCGCAAGGTAATTAATTTTTCTTTGCCCTTAAACACTTTTCTAGCCGCGTCGGTTTTAGGAATACCGTACACATGAATATAATAATCCAAAGGGGTATGTGCTTCTTCAACATATAGTTGTAGTTGATTTAGTGCTGTTTTAAATTCTTTACCAAACGATAATTCAGAAAATGCTTTTTTTGCACTTGGTTCCAAAATTACCATCTCAACACCTGCTTCGCCTCGTGTCAGGTGGAACAACGTGCCTGCATAAACACGTTTAATTAAACCAGCTGGATCATTCTTAGACATTGCATTGAGTTGTTTAAAAATTTCACTGTATGCGTTTTTAAATGCACCAAGATAGTTTTTCATTTTTAACTTTAAAGCTTCGTCGCCGCGCATACCTTTTGGTACGTCGACAAACTTCTTTCTAACAGCATCAGACAGTTTAAGGCCAACAGTACTGGCGAAGAATTCAGCTAAATGCTCGTAGTTGTATCCAGCAACTTGTCCAAATTGACTTACTGTACCAGCTTTGATACTTAATAGATTAATACTGGTACCATCAACTAAAACCTTTAAATCAACTTTGGTAATGCTTTGATTGGCTTTTTCGCCGCCGTCACTGATTACGTCAACTTTGTTTTTTCTTTTATCTGCTCGTGCTTGTTCAATCGCGGCAAACACACGCTTTGATGTATTAGCATAAGATACTGCACTTGTTAGATAGCTACTAAATTTCTCAATTTTTTCTGGGGGAATGTTGTAGTCTGCTAATGTCTTACCTTTTGGGTCTTTGCCAAGAAATGCATAAAAGGCTTTTTTAGAAATGGCAGGAATACTGACTTTAAAATATAATTGATCTTTACCTGCCGCGCCAGTTATTACTCCGCCGGCGTCTGCCACACGACGTCCCACTTCGATAGCATCCTCAACAGTGATTTCAGCACCACCTTTTTCAAATTTGGCAGTGACAGCGCAACCAAGTACAGCTTCGGCTATGTCGCCCATGTTAGGTTTTAATGCGCCTGTGATTTTTTCATCTTTAGAAATTTGGGTGAGCCTTGCTACAAACTCTTTTCCAGGAATAGGTTCATCTTCGTCATCTAACTCGATTGCTTTAATTGTGATAGATTTTAGCAATTCTACTCTTGTAGAAACTGTAAACTTGCCAGTGAATGCGTGTTCTATCTTTTCTGCAACTTCGTCGGCATTTAAAATAGCACCAGGTACAAGATCTGGAGTTTTAAGTTTAAAATTAAATTCTGTTTGTCCGCTACGAAGATTTTCTACAAATAAAGTCCAGTATTTTTCTTTATTCCATTCTTTGGCAGCCATTAGGCCTTCTACTAGAGTTTGTGATTCGACTAAAAAATCTTGTGTTTTCATAATATAGTATTTAGTTGCTGATTTGATATAAGTTCTTATCAAACCAACTTACTACCACATCTTCTAAGCGGGCATGTCCATACTTGTTTACGCTGTTAATAATGCTATCATTAACTAACTGACGGTCGGCTAAATCGTACCAGCTAGCGTGTGCAGGCAAAGGATCGTGTTGACTAGCATATACACCAGCATACAGCCACGGACTATTTTCTTTACGATAAAAGTACGCATCTCTACAGTCAAAGCCGCTTAAGGCCAGCATATACATTAAATTTAATATATTATAGCTATAATATTGATGACTATAGTTTGCCACAGTTAATTTGTTATTCACTAGATATGTTGTTTGCGGTACTGCCATCACTAACATACCATTTTGATTTAGAGTTGCTTTCCATGCGGCCAAACATTTTAACGGATCACGAGCATACTGAAAACTATCGTGTGCCCAAATAAGGTCAACTTGTCTGGGAATAGTACGAGTTTCAAAATTTGCTTCAATTGGTATAATATTTTTATTTGTGTTTAAAAGGTCTTGATCGATTTGACTGATATCTTGATCAACTGCGTAGACTATATAATTGTGCGGTTCGGGAGGATCATCGCGGGTCGTTAAGGTAGCCCACCATTCAGCGTCTAACCCACGCCCACAGCCCATATCAGCAACAACCTGTAAATTATCTAAAAATGAATCATACCCATAGAGCATGTTTAGTATGTCTAAACTATGTTCGTGACTTGCGTGTGCGTTTTTAAATAGAGCCATGTGTTAATATCTCCATAACCAATTTTTCTTTTAACTTTTTTAATCTAGGCTCAAGTTGATAACAGGCCTCAGCTACTTCGTTATCTGTTCCCCATCCTAATTGAGTATTTAAGTGATGTGCAAATTTTGCACATGAATCTTTTTCCAACTGTACGTCTACTGCATTTTGCTTGGGCTTGGCGCGACAGCAAAGTTCAAAATCTTCTAGCAGCTCTTTAGCATATTTCTTAAAATCAACCATAGTTTCGTTTGTGTGTATCTAATACATACTTAGCAGTGGCTTCGGTAGTGCCGTGCTCTAAGAAGTGATTAAATACCGTTTCCTGTATGGCTTCGTATATTTCTTTTCCTTCTAGAGTTTCAAACCATTCAATGCCGTTATCTTCGATCAGCTGACATACTGCCAACAGTTCTTCTTTAGGTAATGCTGTACAGGTTTGTTCTGGACAGTATTTAAGATCTTTAAACCAAGGCACTCCGCCCGATGCTAGTATTTCGTGATGTCGCTGACAATCCCACCCGCCTTTACGTGTAGTTTCGCCAAAATAGCTAGCCGCATAATCACGATAGTAATCTTCTTCATTATTAAAGATATACTTAGCTGGATTACTGCCTTCTACTGGCTTAGCCCCCGAGAGTAATTTTTCTTTTGTGATGCCGGTACGATCAATAATCTTCTGTTTAGGAAAGCTAAACCCAATTGGATTAATCTTGGGGTGATCAACCATCAACTCTCTTTTAAAATAACTGCCACAACCTACCAAATGCTGGTGATCCCTGTAGTGTGTTAAGTCTGCTTGATCTTTACCATCAACAATAATAATTTTACTAGCGGACTGTGTATCTAATATTACAGATTCGTAAATGCTTTCAAAATCTGCACGACTTAGCACATGTAGGTCAAAATAGTTATTGCGTATTTTGCTTTCTATGTCAGTGCGATCTATGTTGGCATCGTTTGGCAAAATATTGGTTAGTGTAAAACCTTTGCCGTGTAACTCGTTGCGTTGTTTACCGTCAGGTCCTGGTTTGCCATCATTGTGGATATGCCAGATCCTTGGAGAATCAATGACTTCATGGCCAAGCTCATGAAATCCATGTATTAACAAATCTGATAAATGATCTGTTTCGTTTTCGTTACTTCTTGTACATAAAATTTTCATACTACAATATCTTCCATTCCTGCTGTACGTAGTCGGACTACGTGTCCCAGCATAAAGTTTTTTGATTCAATACCTTTCATTACCCCTAACCAACGGTTACGTAGTAACGCTACTTCATTAATAATAGTTTCAAAATCAATGACTTCGTCTTCACCATCAACATACTTTTCAGCATCACGTGACGTTAACGCACGGGCATAGGCTTCTAAATACTTTTGAAAGTGTTTACGTCGGATCTTGCGTAACTGTATATTAAGAAACTCTAGTACTGCTTCTATTTCTTGTAGCTGGTTAAAGCGATGCTCACTTTGTCCCGGCAGATCGGCTAATTCACGCTCAACTCTACCTGAGATTTTGATATCGCCCTTGGCCTCGCTGAGTTCCTGCTCATAGTAATTTATGAAGGCAGGAATCTCCCCAAGGTCAGCTACAATTTTATTATACCACACTTAGATTACCACTCGCCGTCTTCGTTGTCCTCATCTTCATCATCTGAAGAGTATTCTTTAAGAGCACGTTTAAGGGTTGAGTCGGTTCCGCCAAACTCTTTAAGTTCTTGGTCGCCTAACATATCAACCATTACACTCATTAAGTTGTCAGCGGCTTCCTGACGGTCCTTTTGTGGAATATACTGCTTAAGGATTGTGTACATTTCACTTAGTACATCAACATCAATTGTCATTCTGTCTCCAATACTCTTGTAACATATACTCCATTACCTGTGTTTGCTGGGAATGTTGAAATCAATACATTCTTAGGTAAGACTATAATATCATTAGTAGGCAATAGTGCTTTAACTTTTTTAGCATGCTCGTGCATCTGCTCTTCAGTATTTGCTGGGTCAACATGAATTATAATAATATCTTCTGGGTTAGCATATAATACATTAGTTTCGGGAATACCTATTAGGCCGTATAATCCATCTATATTTTCAATAATATTATCCATCTACGGCTTCCTCTTTTTTAGACTTCTTTGGTTTTTCTACTATGTCAGCAACTACTTCCACATCAGCTTCTAGTTCTTCAACATTAGCTGTTTTTTGATGCGGGTTAGCAACGTAATCGGCCATAACACGATCAAGTGCTAAGTCATCGTTACGATCCCATCCCTTGCGGAACTTCTTAATGATTTCACCACTTGCTAGTGTATATACCAAACTATTACCTTCCTTCTTTAAAAGATCTTTTCCTTCAAACAGGTCTACTAAACCTGAGTAAGGATTCATACCTTCTTCATACGGGATCTTAACCTGTACTGATTCAAAAGGTTTAGCATAGCGTGTTTTCATAATTTTGCAAGCGGCACGGATACCCTTAACTTCTGAGATCTTGTTACCATCTTCGTCTTCTTTTAGTTTTAACTTACGCATAGCGACTACAATACTACTCGCATAGATAAAACCTTGTCCTCCTGATATTTTGTCGTCCGGATCAAACATATCTTGACTAGCGTATGTGTGTGCGGTGCATACTAGGCCTAAATTTAAGCTACCAAACATGTTTACGCAATTACGTACCAGGGCGGCTAGTGCTTTGGGTTTACGGCCCATATCACCTTTCATGTCGCCTGCTTCGAATTGATTTACATCCGTTGGGGTAAGTAGCATACCCAACGAATCTACTACAAACAAGACTTTGGGTCTTTCTAATTCTGGAAGTAATTTATATTCCTTAACAAACTCACTAATCATCTTGCCTACATCATCAATCATGGCCATGTTAAGTTTAAGAAGTTTGTCTTCGCTGGTGTCTACGTTAAGTGCGTGTAACCATTTTTCATCGAGTGCGTTTTCGCTATCTACTAGGATAACATAAATGCCTTCTTTTTGTGCGTTAGCGACTAAGTTACCCGAACAGATGAATGATTTACCGGCGCCAGACTCGCCAGCAAATACAGTAACCTTACCTAACGGAACACCTTTATTAAAGTCTCCGCTAATAAGATAGTTTAATGCATAATTGTTTGTTGAGATCCAATCAGTTGGATCTGTAAATCCCACAGAGATACCATCAATGCTTTTGGTGATACTCTTGCGAAACTTTGATACGTCAAATGGCTTACCCATGATAGAATTCCTTTAATTGAAGAGTTGTGGGGACCGTCTCCCCACGTAATATTAAGACTTTTGACGGTTACGAATCATTGCCAAGATATCTTCAGCACGTTGGCTGGATGGTTTAGCATCTGCGGCTGGAGCTACTACAGGAGCTGTAGGAGCTGGAGCTTCGTCTTCTTCTTCAACTACCACCGGAGCAGGTTTAGTTGCTACTGCTGGAGCAGGAGTGTCGTCATCTGCGGATGTTGCGGCGGGTTTAGGAGCATCTAAACCATATGGCTTGTAGTAGTTACCCCAACGCTCTAAGTCATATGGTTGACCATCTACTGATGCTTCAAACATTTCCTTAAGAACCTTAAGTTCTACTTCGTTCGGTTTCTTAGGCAAGAAGTCCGACAAGTTAAACAATCCAAACTGATCAACTGCGGCTTGCTCAGCTTCGGTCAATGCAGACTCTTTACGTGCCCACTTACTTGTTGAGTAGTCAGCATAGCCGCCTTTGCTTGTTTTAATAATCTGGAAATCCAACCCACGTTGCAAGTCTGTTGGCAATTCTTCCATTTCTGGATCCATTAAAGCCGCTTTAATGATATTAAAGATCTGTGGACTAATTGTAAAGCGACGGATTGGGTTCTCAGGTGGTTGATCATCACTGAGTGCGTTTTCACGAACGAAGCCGTTGAATACATAGCTTTTCTTCTTCCAATATTTACGACCCATTTCCTCTAAGCTGGGATCTTTAAACCAAGGACGTACCTCAGCTAAGATCGGACAAGCTTCGCCGTACATTTCCATACAAGGGACTTGTACTACGATTGGCTTACTGTCTGCTTGGCCTTTAACGCCAGCAAATGGTAAACGGATCATTGCACGTTCTGCCCAAAAGAATGAATTTTTTGTGTTACCGTCTGGTAAGAAACGAACGCGAGCTGTTGAACCTTCTGCGATGTTCCAGTGTGGATAGATAGCGTTATCGCCACCATTTGATTTACCGCCGCCACGGTTTTCTGTTGCTTGTAACTTTGCGCGGATTTCTGCTAATGTTGTTGCCATGATAGTTTTCCTTTATAAGATGGTCTTTGTGTACTGCTTTGCCTAGATATATTCTAGCACCCTGCTAGTATATAACAAATGTATTTAGTAAGTCAAATACTTTTTTAAATTATTTTACCAAACCCGCCAATTGTCGTAGGAACAGTAAACTGTCCTTGTTTTCTTGCATATTGCTGGGTATGTTTGGATCTGTCACAGGATCATCCATTCCGGTATTGCCGTATGTATCATTTGGGTGTGCCTGTTTTGGACTAACTGGATTGATATGATTTGTTTTATCGTTGTCGCCATCTTGTTGGCCAACACTAAGTTGCGCTAGCGTGTCTGGTAAATGATTTTGTAACCAAATTTTAACTAACGGACGTACATCAGCGTCTGGCCCTTGATCTATGGCATAGTGACCAATGGAACTGTTTAAATTATCCAGGTCGCGACCAGGAAAGATTTGTTTTAATTCTGTAGTAGCGTCAATTCCATCCACCCCAGTTGTCCAAGGCGCATTCATTTTGTCTTGTAGAGCATCAAAATCAAAATTGGTTTCAGCAGGAGCATCATCCCAGAATCCTTCAGTAACTGACTCGGCCCACTCTTCAAGTTCTGTGCCCATTTGTCCTGCGGCTTCAGTTTTATATTTTTTGTATGCTTTGTATACGATCGGTAGTGCTTCGTTAAAACGATCATCATAAATCTTTTTAACAAAACGCTCACGTAGTGCGGCTTCATCAACCTCATTTTCAACAGCACCAGATTCTGGTAACCAGCTTTCAAAATAACTACGATAACCACGTGCGCCACGCATACGACGTAGTGTACGTTTTAGTTCATCATAGTGATGTACAGCAGCGCGAGTCATATCAGCAGTTTCGTGATCTTCAAATTGACGATGTTTGGTACTGCGTACAAAATGTCGCATTGCTGCCATTTCGGCAACGATCTCATTGATATGTCCGGCAATTTCATCACGCATGTCTCCACCGTGATTCAGGTGTTCTGCCATGGCATAAGCACCGTGTAAATTAGTATGGTTTAATAGCAGTCGTTCGCCTCGTTCAGTTTCTAAGAAAATTTCTTCAATCTTGCGAGCACGGCTTCCACGAACTTCATCATTAACCCGTTCTTGATGACGGATTAGGATTTTAGTATTACCTTTATCGGCAAAGCTGTTATAAGGGCGTCCTGGTGTACCGTATAGTTTACTTTCAACTACAGGTACATCATCCACAGTGAATTTGTCGTCAGCTTTGGCTTGTTGTTTTACATCTTTAAGGTCTAAATTAGATTTGTTAATATCACGGGTGTCAAAAGTCAATAGATTGCGGCGAGCAAATTGTCTAAGATTACGTAAAAATTCATACCAAGTCTTGCGTTGTTCGCGATCCATTTCTCCCGAAATGTTTTGCCCAAAATATACTTTCAAACTTGTTTCATCTATTAGACTAATGGTCACTGTGCCAAATTCAGCACCGTCTTCTCCAGCGTAGGTAAAATTAAAAAACCGTGCTTTACCAGGGTCCGATTCGGCCTTGGCTTTTTTGTTGCCTAGGGTTACGTTAGTAAACCTAGAACGTATTTTGTCAAATAAGGCTGAGGAGATTGATTCAATTTCTTTTGTCATAAAACTATTTATCAGATCATTATGAAGGGCATAGGTACTATAAACTCGTTAGTATCTTTAATTTCAGCGTCTAACATAGAGTCATAGTTTTGTAGGGTCTGCATCATACGTAGAGCCAGTATAGTAGCCATAACTAAATCGTCATGTTCACCTATTTTTGCCGCAAAACTTTGTCCAGATGCTACAAATGATTTTAACTCGCTGATTAATGCTTTACTGGCTATATTCATGCGTTTAGTTTCAACTAGGCTTTTTAGTTTAGCGCAGGCAGCCAATTTTGTTTTATTAGTAGTATTAAATCCCTTGCGGAAACGACGTACATTTCCAGGTCTGGCAGACTCGCTCAAAAACACACCACGGATATTTTCTTCGCCAATTTCTGAAATTGACACTAAAGCGGCTTCTCCTAACGTGTTATTTTCTACAGAATAATATACATTATTTTGACTATTAATCGTATCAGCCACATACTGGCATATTTCTTGTAGTATGCGTACCTGACGTTGTATTGGTGTTTTGTTATCGCACCACTCGGCTACTTGTTTAAGACCAGGTAATTCAAATACCTGTATGGCCGCAGGATCTCCCCCGGTACCCAAACTTGGATCCAATGCTATAAAGTAAGTGCAATCTTTGCTGGGACGTTTATACCAACGTACCTGTCCTTGACGCTCAAAAGGATCAATGCCCGACATTTCTACTAAGTGTAGTGGACTAATAAGTGTTTCATCAAAGATAATAAATTCACATTCCATCTCACGACGGAAACGTTCTTCGCCAAGTTGTGCTCTCATTTGAGCCGCCCAGGCGTCATCGCGGTCTGGATGTTCTTCCCACTTACTACGGAATGACTTGAATCCATTTACACCAAGCTCTGTTTCGTTACCATTAATGTCTATAGTCTTGTTGGCACCGCGCCAGATCTGTGCAAACTGATCTTCATCTGAGTTAGGTGTTGATGTAATAATACACTTACCACCTGTGGCCAGTGTAGGTGTAATGGAAGTCCAGAATTCACTCGCAATAGTTGGGCGAACAAACGCAAACTCGTCACAGTATAGTAGTGATATACTCATACCACGACCTGTGTTTTCGGTTGTTGTTTGACTTACTATGCGGCTACCATTTTCAAAGTCCAAGCTACCTTTGTTGTAACTTGTTACCCCCGCTCGGATAAAGTCTGGACAGTTTTCATAGGCATAACGAATACGTTGCATAATCTCTTGTGCGCCCAAATACTTGTGGGCAGCTACAAGAATAGTACTATCCGGAACAAACATGGCATACCATAGCAAGTAGCCAGCGGCACTAGTTGATTTGCCCGTTTGTCTAGGCATTAAGCTGATAGAGAATCTATAATTGTGATATGTATCTATTAGTCTTTCTTGATACTCAAATGGATGATATTGTATAGCACCTTTAGTAGGATGCTGTATAAAGAAATAGTTATCTATGAAGTATTGTGGACCCGTAAGTGGGTCCGCACATCTTGCTAATTCCAAGATTTGTTGTTCGGTATAAGACATCCGTTTATACGGTGCCTTAATAATTGCCGTTTCTAGTTCTTTACTCATATATTGTATTTAAGCGACGTGCCGTGTGCGAGTTGGACATTTTTTGCTTAGTT